CATTGTGTCGTACTCAGTTCCTACAGGAGTTGCATTGATCTTGGCAAGCTGTGCTTTTTTACGAGCAAAGCCCCAACGATACTTGGTCAACTCATTTTGTACTATGTTGTCGTATAAGTTGCTTGCAACTACTTGCGCTCGCGTATCACCTACCAACGATGTAATTGGCAAATCACCTATGAGAATAAGAGCATTAGAAATTAAATTAATCTTAGCGGCCATGATTTACCTTTTGAAAGAAAGGGGGCCGAAGCCCCCAGTCAGTTTTACGCAGTGATAACCACACCAGCAGCCATAACAACAGTAGTACCGTCGTTTGACTCAACGTATGAAATACGTCCAGTTGGAGTTCCACCAGTTGTGCCGATAACAATTACTGCATCGCCAGCCGCTAGTTCATCTTTAGCGTTAGCAAAGTAGTTAGTATCAGCTACTACGGCAGAGGTAGCATCAGCAGTAGAATACTGCCAAGACGCTCCACCATTACCCGAACCGCCTAAGCGGCATAAACCTGATCGTGCAAAAGCCATGATAGTACTCCTTATACGTCTTGACGATATTGAACTTTCACCAAACCGCCTTCATCGCGTACAACGGAGCCAGCCTTCAGCATACCGTTACACAACCAAGAAGTACGCTCGGCAACCCAATCAACTTCAGTCTTCATGTCGATACCGATGGCTAGGCCAACAGAAGGACGCTGGAAGAACCAAGAATCAACTACGTTAGCAGCTACAGTCAGACCACCTTCAGTGCGAGACTCAAGAATAATAAACTTGAATCCTGCAAGAGTGTCGATCTCACCGTTAACCAGTGCTTTGATAGTCTGATAGTCAGCAGAAGTTGCTTTCTCATCGTTAAGCAGACCGCCCAGACCCAAAGCGTTTACAGCAGCAAACAACTCAGTGTTAGGAACGCCCTGGTCGCGCAGCTCAACCTGAGCCTTAACAACCTTAGCGATGTTCAAGTTAGTGTTAGCACCACCTACGTCTTTGCCAACAGTGGTAGTCAATGGGGTAGAACCGTCCATTGCGTCAATTACCAGTTGGTCACAACGACGGCCAAGAGCGCCAGCGATAGTGTTAGCCAGTTCCTGCTTCTCATCAAAGTTAACGTCCTGAGCATCGAACATGTCGGTGTACTCTGGAGCATTCCAGTTTTGAAGAGTTGCAGTTTTGAACTCGTGCGCTACGTCCATTGGAGTTACTAGATCAGAAGTAGATTTCTGATTAGCAAGACCTTTGCCCATGCGACGGAATTTGTAGGTATCACCTACTACATTGTTACGAAGTGTTGCAGCGTTCTTCAGAAGGCCCATGCCCTGATAGGCATGTTTAACCATACTGTCAAACTCTGTGACCGCTACTGCGGATAATGTCTTACTCATGATAGATTCCTCAAAAAATAGAGTAAATTAAATAAATATTTTTTAAGGTTTAAGCTGAGTACCCAGTAAATTGGTCAGCGTTCAACCTAAATTTACCGGGCCTCAAGGGGAGAGGGTATCCAGTGTCCTAATTATACACCTTCAACCCTATTGACATCAACCGTAGACGCGGTTCCGTGGGGCATTGCCACCAAAATCCATCATCATTTTCTGAATTTTAGCTTCATGAGCCTTGTCAACGCTTCTCAGCATCTGTCCATGCTCGTCTTTCTTATACATCTCATTCTCGATATCTGCCCAGGTTAACCCGGTTGGGCTTTCACCACCATCAATCGGCAGCTTAGTAGGGGCAGTAGCCCTGACCAGCATCTCAACTAGCTGTATGCTTTCGGCAGATGTAACCAGATCACGCGCTTGCTCATAAGTTTCTGGGTCTAGGTTGTTCTTCATAAACCCTTCAACAGTCTTAATTCTTTGTTGAGCATTGTCGCCAAGTTTAGCCAGTTCATTTTCCTGATCCACTTCAGCAACAGCTTGTTCCTGGGCTGTTAGTAGTTCCCATGCCTGACCAAACGCATCCTGAGACATGTTTGTTTCGTTAGCAAAGCCGATCAACTCCTGTAACAGGGCATCATCTGCCTCTACGCCTTCTGGGTTTGCATAACCGTCTTTGGGTGCGCCTTTGAATCCACCAAATTTTTTTTCTAATTCGGTATAGGCTTTCGCCTGTTCGGACACGGACTTGTACTTGTCAGCAATATACCACTCAGGTACATCGCCACTTCCTTTAATACCGTCAGACAGGAAGTATTCACCCTCTGACAGGGTAGGGGCTGATGCGTCAAGCAGGGTATCGCTGGTTGTTTCTTCTACTGCGGCCTGTTCTTCACTCATGTTTATCTCCAGGGGAATTCAATGATCGCCCGGCTCTTGTCAACCGGGTAATGTTTATTAAGAATCTCAGTTAACTTACGCTTTCCATTCAACAACGCTAAAGCGTTAACGTCAATCCACTCAACGTGCTTTCCTTCTTTGTAGCATCGAAAAGCACAGAACTTTGCGACATAATCAAACTGGTCAAACTTGTATTGTTCTGCAAGTTTATCCAGCCACTTCATGTCAAAACCTTTTTCATCAAGAAATTTCTTCCCACTTTCAGCCACAAGAACTTTTGCGGTTGCCTTTACGGCCCGTTTCTTAGCTTCTTTAGTCATAGTATTTCTGCTTGTTGTATTTGGTTGATTACAAATTTGATAACGCCAGCCTCACCATTATGATATGCAGCCTCATAATTGATGTTGTCAGACGCAAAGGAGGTATCGTTATTATAGATAAAACGCGCAGTAAGATCGGATAACACGCGCTTGCCTTCCTCACTACCAAAGCATCTGTTGTATGCCTTAGCCAGTTCAGCAGCTTGCGCTCTTTTCTCAGCGTTATGTTTTGAAGAAGCCCCAGAATCTACTGAGGCTTTTTCGATTTCATCCCAACTCATACTTGAGTTTGACCCTGCATTGGTGGCTCACCAGTTTTCATACCCGCCTGAGCAACTTGCGCTCCCGCTTGAATAATCTGTTCTTTCTCAAGTGGTGATCTAACTAACTCTGCTGGCATACCTGATTTCTCAGCAACCCAAGTACCAAAGTCTTCTAACTTAAATCCAATCTTAGCCTGGTCAGGCCCGGCATTCTGCAATACAAACTGAACAGCCTGTTGGACATTTAGAATATCTTCAGCATCTTGCGCTCTTGCTAGTGGCGATGTGAATTTAATTTCAATGTCTTGACCATCTAACTGGAGAGGTTGTATTAACCCTCTACGCGTTAAGATAGCAGCAACACGCTTAATAATAGGTACTAATACCTCAGTTTGCAAACGACCAAACGCAGAACCAATACGTTTAGCTAGTTCTCTGGACTCAATAGCAACTTCAGTAGCGGATCGTACAGCCCCGGTAGGGTCGCGTAGATCATTAAACAACGCTCTTTTAATAGACACCTGTAGTTCATTAATCTCAAACTGCGCCAGGGCTAGGTTACTACCTGTATCCAAACGCTGCAAAGATGGGTTAGAACTGTTGTTAGAGCCTACGGGGATAACTACACCAGGGCTAATAGAAATATTGTATGGGTTAGTCACGCCATCATCGGTAGCTGTATACATACCAGCTAAGTCGATAGCGGCTTTCTGCAATACGAACTCTTTAGCTTTGTTCAGAGATCGGACATCAGGCAGTGCTTGTAGGGCTGGGCCACGGCCTCGTATCTCACCAGATACTTTAGAGTAGCGACCAGTCACCCATGGGCTAGTTTTACCAAAGTCTTCCATCCAGCTAATGCGGTCTTCTTTTTTAACCCACAAACAACCGTAGTAAGTCCTAGACTTAGGCATATATACGACACCTTCGCAGACATCTACCTCACTCTCCGGGCTGTTCTTGATCTTGTTCTTGATAGTCTCAGAAGCCTCAAACCCTATCCACTTTCTTTCTAAGTCTCTGGCTTTTACTTTGAATCTACGCCAATGCGTTTCAACACTACCGTATGGGCCTTCCTCAAATGCAATACCTTTCTGGGGAATAGCAGTGAAGATGATGGGCATCTCGTCACTATCGTCCTCATCAATCCTTAATGTACCAGTACCAATAAGTAGATCAAGCGCATGCTCATAGAACTGTGTACCAAAATTGGAACGATTGATGTAATCAAAGATAACTTCAGCCTGATCTTCTAGGTTCTTGCGTATATCGACTTCCGATACATTAAAGTCACCTGTCTCTAACAGGCGTTTAACCTTGATAGATGGTTCTAGCGTAGCCCAGTGCGACCAGATAGGGGCAATGTTTTCTTGCAGCTTACTAGCACCTTGTTGAATAGCCTCCAAAGCAGTAGAGTCAAAGATGCGCTCCATCTTCTTTTGTCCTGGACGGCTATCTTCGAACAGATTTCTGTTAGGCAAAAAGTATTCATACGCATCATCTAACTGGTCGTGCCACATAGATTGACGTTCAAATGCTTTTGCCTCCCTGCGTTTTAGATCAGCGAGTGATCCTAACTCTGAAGGTAATTTCATTTATCTATCCCTAGCTTTCATGCTTGAACTGGGTGTGTATGACTTCTTTTTAACAGATGTTTTTGCTATCGCTCCTGGGGCTTTAGTTTTACCAGTGCCAGCTAACAGAGATGAAGCACCTAGCTTGCCTCTAGCTACAGCCTTAAGTCTTTTCTCACCCTCGGCAATCTCTTCATCAATCATCCGTGACTGTCTTTGATCTACAGCTAGTTCCTGTGCTGTTGGCTTAGGGGCTTTAGGTCTTTTCATGAATCCCATTGTGTTTCTCCATATACTTTAATAG